CTGAAAATGAATCTAAAGTTGAAGAGGCGGACAAGAACAAGGTAGATAGAGTTGATGCCGAACAGACCATGAAACCTCAAGAGGAAGATACAGAGGTGCTTGCTCCCGATCATATGGAAGATTATAGTAAGGATGGCGAAGAAGAAAAGGGTAGCAAGAGTAAAGGTACAGATAATGAGCTGAAAGAACTTCCGGATGAAAAATTAGATCACGAAGTGACGTATGAAAGTACAGCCCCTTTGTATTTATGTAACTCCTGCTGCAGGACTTTCCGAAGCACGGAATCTAAATGCAGTGAATGCGAGAGTGAAGATGTAGAAAAACTTGTTGAGGAGCAGGCGGATTTTTCTGAGCTGGCATGTCAGACAATTGAGTTTTATAAAAAAGCTCGATCAGAAGGAAGATCTCGGGAGGAGGCAGCACAGGTAGCTGCTAAGGGAATGAATATTTCGGTTCCTCAAGTTCGTAATATTCTTTTAACACAGAATGTGGATACAGTAGATATTCCGGTAGAGGAAGAAAAAGGTGAAGTCTCCCATATGAAGAAACCATTCAAGGTTAAATTCACTAAGGATGGGAAGGAAGAAGAGACTAGGTATATGGGGTTTGACGAAGCAGATGTTCGCCGATCCATGCAGAAAAACCCTAAGGTTAAAGTAATCAATGTGGTGCCTGTGAAGGAAGAGAAGGGGGAAGTTTCCCACCTTAAGAAGATCTACAATGTGAAATTTACTAAGGATGGAAAAAAAGAAGAAACACGCCACATGGGGTTTAGTGAAGATGAAGTTCGTAAAGAGATGGAGAAAAATCCCAAGGTCAAAGTAACAGATGTGGTATTAGTGAAGGAGGGCAGTACTCCCTCGGATTTTAGCAATAGCCCAGTAAAAGAAACCAGATATGAAGTCTGGTATAAAGATAATAACGCTCCTACACTAGGTGTTCAGAAGTTCGGCAAATATGGTGTTGTGGCAGCTTCTGAAAGGGATGCTGTTAAACATGTTCGAGCAACACTGGATGAGGAAGCCCCGGGGAATGAGTTTGAACTTGTTAAGGTGGAACTTCGTGAAATTAAAGTAACGGAGCGGGTTGCTGAGTTGATAGCGGAGACTCCCGGGATAGATTTAGACCAACAGCAAATACTGCACTGGGGTCTTGAAAACAATATACTTCCTTTGGATTTTCCCGAAATGGAAGCAATGATAGATCACCTATCTTACGCAGAAGTACCAGACGTAGATCCGGATGGATTAGATTTAGGGGAGATAGAAGCCTCTTACGTGAAATATGTGTTACTTCCAAAAGCAAAAGAAGCTTATTTTGAGCATACGGCAAATGAGAAGTTAAGTGTTGGTGCTCTAAAAGCAGTACAGGGACCCGTTCTCCGGTTCGATTATGGCACGGCGGCCAACCATGAAGATATAATGAAGGATTTTGCCATAACAGATTATTTTCAGCGTTCTATGGTGGGTTCTCGCATAACATTAGTTAATGCTCGTGGCATAGATATGACATTTGCTAAGGATGATGATCAGCAATGGAAAGAGTGGAGTGAGAAGTTTGGTTTTATGGCGGAAGCTAAACTAGATGAGCAAGATAAGGATTATTCTGTAGCTGGCAAGGGCATATCGGATGAACAGGCTGCAAAGGATTTGGCTCGTGATAAGGGCGGGATAGTTGTTCCCGACGAGGAGGATAGTACCAAATTTCAGGTTATTGTGAAGGAACAGTAGTATGGATAAATTACTTCGTGAAACAATGTCAATCAGTGAAGCAGATGATTCGTATAGACACAATGTGCGGTTGACTCTCCATTTTGAAGATATGCCGGAAGGGCTGTCCGATCTGGATGATGAAGATATGGATGTTCCAGATACAGTTGATATTGAGTATGATATCGAGGTGGACTTTAGAAGTTGGGGCATAAAAGATCTTAATGTTAGTCTCAGAGGAGTTCTGGAATTTGATTTGGGAATAGGCGGAAAGTCTACACCAATCAAAATAGATTTTGCTGAGACACCTGCGGAAATAGTATGGTTGGAAGGGGGTGGGTATGCTCCTGCAGAAGTACATGTGATTATCAGTGGCAAGGACGGTTATTCAGTGAAAAGTGTTGAGGTAGATTTTTACTATCTAAAACCATAATGAATAGATTATTTGATGCTATAGTTAATGATTCGTCCATTGACTTTCCCACGGCCACTCTTGACTTAGCTGTATGGGAGGAAGAGCAGGATGGGTATCATCTGCGGGAAGATGCTAGGGAAAAAATTCTCCAGATTCTTGATGCCTATGAACCTATTGATCTATTGGATATGGCTCGTGAGATTCGAATAGTTGGTTCGTTGGGGACAAATTTATACGTAGAGGATGCAGATATCGACGTGCACATAGTTCCCAATGATTTTAGTGTTTGGGATGATGATAAGGTATCGGCCTTACGAAAATGGTTCAGAGAGCACGAAGAACAGCTTGACGCTTTTATTATGAAGCATCCTATTGAGGTGTCCGTTCAATTGAATCCTGCTCAGGATTTAATGTCAGATAGTGCCTATGATTTTTTGGCAGATAGTTGGTTGGTGGGACCGAAAATAGTTTCTAGAGATTATGATCCGTATGAAGATTTTTCACATATTGCTGGAGATATTCGGTCAGCAGTACAAGATGCGGATCTCCTTATGGGCGAACTTAAAAGGGATGTGATTGATTTTGAGGTGATTAAGCAAGCAATGAATACGATGCCAGCAGATGTTAGGCAACGGCTCCATCTTAAGTTGAAGAACAAGCTTGCTGAAATAGAGAAAGATATAGAAACCCTTTATTCTAAACGAAAAGAATGGACGGATGCTCGAAGAGACGCATCCAGGCCAGAGTCCCCTGAGCAGGCATTGCAGGATGTGGAATTAGCTAAGAAGTGGAAAGATACAAACGCAACTTTCAAATTTATCTCCCGCTACAAATACATGTTTGTTATAAAGGAGTTGGAAAAGTTAATAGCAGATGATGGAAAAGTAAGTCCAGAAGAAGTTGATGTGATTAAGAATATTGTGGGAGTGTAAGTAATGTCTAAACTAATACCAAGAGAAACAATTGATACGTTAAGGCAGCATGCTAATTTTCTGATGGATAGTTTGGGGATTGAGGCTACTCTTTACATTCCTACAGATGCTTCCCTTACTGCGGCAGAAGGATTGGATGTGTTTGAGCGGACTAGTGATCACGCTTATCTTTCCTATTCGGTTATGTGTTTTATTGAGTGGAACCCTAGTAAGTATAGATTGAAAAAGTTGGGCATTTTTACAGAGGGTGAATTACCTATTTTAGTTTGGATTCCTTTGCTTGCTACTGCTTTGGAAGGGGATGAAGTAGGACAAGAAGTGGATATAGATGTAGTTCAGAAATCGTATTTTAAAATAACTCCAGAATTTATTCCTGGAAGTGAGGAGAAAGCCCAGGAATTTGAAGTAGTGGATCTTGCGATAAAAGGTACTCACGATGCAATCGTGTTAAAGGGGGCCAAATGTGTACCGAGAAGAATACAGATGGAATAGGAGAAAGTATGCGAGCAAAGAGGATTAAAAATGTTTCTGATCATACTGTTCAGGTAAATTTGGATGATGGAGTACATATTCATTTACCTGCAGGACAGGAGATCCGGAATGTTCGAGTAAATAATATATGTGGATTAAAAGAAGATTGTGAGATACTTTCTGATCTAGGTGAAATTCAAGAACATAGGACAGGCAAGACCAGATTGAATGATTGATTATGGCTAGTGTAACCAAAGAATATGATGTGGGATTAAAGGCGTTATTATACTCTCGTTTCGGAACTATTCTAGGAATAGATGGTTTGCCAATGAAGCAGGGCGTGATACAGTGTCCGGATGAAATAGCCCTTAGAGAGTTCGCAGAAAGGCGGGGAGAAAACTTTCTTGATTTCATTTCCTTTTATCGAACAACGGCCGCACCTTCCTGGAGTAGGCAGCGAAGTGTACTTGCTACTCGAGGCGTTTGGTTAGCCGAGGGGGTGAATGTTAAGGCCCAACCTATAGATATAGGTTACTTTGCCACATTCTGGAGTAAGGATTTGGATAAGTTATACGAGGCCATCGAGGAGTACGCTTTTTGGCAGCATGATTATCCAAAAATAAATTTAGAATATGGTGATGGTGAGTACCCCATTCAACCTGATCTCCATTTCGGTGACATTACTGATGAATCGACTTATCATGAGAAGTATGAAACAGGTACCATATTCGCTTTTAGGATGCCAATTAAGATAGATGGTTGGGTATTGAAATCCTCCACCGGGGACGCTTTTGTTGAAAAAATAAGGATCACTGTTTATGATTCAGATGATGTGGAAGATTATACGACCATTTATGTTGAAGATGATTCTCAGGATACAGAATTAGTAGCAGCGTTGAAATTACTTCGGAGACATATTTATGACATAAAAGCATCTGATATTTCAGAAAAGTCGGTAACTCTTTCTGGAGATTGGGTTTCTGAGTTTACTATTGGAGATACTGTATTTATTCAAGGATCCACGAGTAATAATGGTGTATATACGCTAGTCTCGGCGACGTTATCTGATGAGGATACTATATTAGTTTTCAATGAAGCCATTTCTGATGCTGTGGGGGATGGCGTAGTTTATAAGGATGAATAGAATGTATTTTGAACTTTGCGATGAATTGTCATCTCTCCCTAGAATAGGGATTTCGTTGAAAGAGGCTTTATCCGCTGGGGAGATAAAACAGATGCGAAATGAACTTGCTACTCCAGAAATTTGTCCAATGGATTTTGACGTAACTATTCCTGGTTGGTTGGAACGGATTCAATTATGGGGAACGGTCACATACTACCATAAGGATCCGGAAAATTCTAGGGGAAAGAAGAAGGTGTCAAAAGCTCAATTCATTTCTCGTGTGAGTGATGAATCGTTGTATAAACAAATGGGTAAGTGGAGTATCAAGAAAAATAAGCTTACCAGTTGCACTATGCGTAGGGACTATATAGGGCCCAACGGGCGTCATTTTGTGGAAGAGTTTACGATAGTTGTAAAATTAAAAAAAGAGTTAAGATAATAGTTAAGGAAGGGAATTAAATATGTCAATTTACCTCAGCCCCGGCGTCTACTCGCAAGAGCGGGACCTAAGTGACATTGTACAAAGAGTAGCAAGTGCTCCTGCCGCTTTGGTGGGGTATTCTGCAAAAGGTGATACCAGTAGCATTTTATTGATGACGACCGATCAACAGTTTCTTGAAGAGTATGGGGAACCAGATCCTTCTTCTGGGCATTACTTCCATTATGCGGCCTTAGCTTATCTTAAGAAAAGCAATAGTTTGTATACTCTTAGAGTGGATAATGGTGCTCTTTGGGGAGGTGTCAATATTATGGCCACCACTTCTTCGGAAGTTAATGCTGGTTTTGGTACGGGCCATTCTTCCACTACTTTTTCGGAACCTTCTGGTTTTTCTGGGGAAGTTGTCTTTCAGATTCTAGGAAAGAATCCTGGGGTTTGGGATAATAGAGTCGGTGTTATAATTCAGAATAGTAAGACCGGTTCTGATCTTATCCCCACAGATCAATATACATTTGAGATAGTGGTTTATTGGCAAGATGGCGATGGCAACTGGGCTCAGGTAGAATTGTGGAAAGTTTCAAGAAAAAGTAAGGTTGATGGGTATGGAAAGCAGTTGTATTTGGAGGACAAGATCAACGGCGTTAGTAAATATATTTATGTTTCGGACAGTGTTCTTGCTGATACGGTTTTACCTACAGAGCAGGCTACTCGATTAGATATGACAGGCGGGTCTGATGGAAGTGCCATTTCTGCTTCAGATGTTGTTTCCGGATGGACTGATTTTACTAATCCTGATTCTGTGGATGTTCGCATACTTATAAATGGGGGTGAGACAGATGTGACGGTTCAAACAGCTATGCGGGATGTAGCGGAAGCACGAATGGATTGCATAGCTGTTTTGGATATGCCTTATGCAAGTACATCTTCAGCTGTAAGTATGAATACATTTAGAACAACTACTCAGAACTTTAATACTAGTTATGCAGCATTGTATTCACCATGGCCTAAGATCCATGATGCTTATAACGATATCCTTCTTCAAGTACCTCCTTCCGGTTATGTTGCGGCACAGTATGCGTATAATGATCAGGTATCGGCGGTATGGAATGCTCCTGCAGGTCCAAATCGAGGAGTTTTGGATGATGTTCTTGAAGTCACATTATCCACAGGTGCCATTCTAAGTGAGGGCGATAGGGATTTATTGAATCCTAATCAAGTAAATGTTCTTCAGACTTTCCGTGGGGAGGGTCATATGATTTATGGTCAGCGAACTTTGCAGAGAAAACTTTCAGCATTGAGTTTTGTAAATGTTCGTAGATTGTTAATTGTACTTGAAAAATCCATGGCTGTTTCACTGCGACCTTTTGTGGAAGAGCCAAATAGTGCTTTGACTAGATTTAGAGTTGAGGCGATGTTAGTGGAATATTTGGATCAATTATCTGCTCAAGGTGCTTTTCAAACAGAGGGCGGAGATAGGGGATATAGTGTAGTTTGTGATGAGACGAATAATACTCCTGCTATTATTGATTCAGGGGAGCTTAGGGTGGATGTGTTTGTTAAGCCATCAAGAGCTGTGGAGTTTATTCGTTTGCAGACTGTTATAACAAGTACAAGAGCTTCTTTTGAAGAATTACACGCTCGTGGTGGTTTACTATAATAATAGAACCTAAAAGGTAAAGGGGTATAGCAATGACAGGCATGTCGTCGGAAAATTTGAAAAATGATATAAGTAACCCAGCAAAAACATATTTGTGGGACGTGGCCTTCGCTAATCTTATAGGTGGAGGTAATAGGGACCATCTGGAAGTTCGGGCCCAGAGTACTGCCATTCCTGGTAGAAGTTTTGGGGAGATATTGGTGCCATTTATGGGCACTCCAGGAATTAAATTCCCCGGTAAGTTGACAATGACCCATTCTTGGCCAGCGGTTTTCATTGAGGGAAATGATAGGGAAGTTTGGAAAGCCCTGTATGCTTGGTCTCAGGCTATTCAGAATGTTCGAACAGGTTTGGGTGGACCAGATTCGCTTATTAAAGCGGATGTGTATTTGAGATTAAAGGACCAGCAAGGAAATGTAACAAATAAGCTTCGGTTAGCTGGTTGTTACCCGCAAGCGGTGGATGAAGTTCCATTAGCATTTGAGGACGAAAGTTCCATTTTCTATAACGCCACCTTCTCCTACGACTATTGGGAAGAAGATAACTAATGCAAAAATTGGGTTTTAATATTTCGGGATTAGGTAATACTTTGCGAGCCAGAACCTGGCATCTTCAGCGAGCATTCAATTGGCAGTTGATGATGCCTTCAAATTTTGGAGGAGCTGTTGGCTATCTTGTTTCTCAGTTTTGTCAAGATGTTCAGGTAGGCGATTATAGTCTTTCTGAATTATCTACCACGCGGTATGGGGCTTTCCAGCGGTTTTATGCAGGTTCTCAAGGAATTCAATCTATCGATCTTACTTTTGTGGTTCCTGCGGATAACTCTGTGTTGGATTACTTCTATGGTTGGTATGATAAAATGATAGATAGTCGGGGATACTACTTCCCTAAGAGTAACTATCGTAGGGATATTTACGTAATTTTGTATGATCGATCCGGGGTGGAATCCACTAGATTTAAGATAATTGGTACTTTTCCAACTGGGCATCCTAGATATCATCCATCCTATGAAACAGATGACGTTCTTCGTACTACGATAACATTGAGTGTGGATGCAATTGAGCCCTCCAGCCTTATAGGTTCGTTTAGAAAAGGAGTTACGAACTTGTTATCTCCAGTGATAAATGGGGTAACCGGGTTTCTCGGTTAGTAATTAAATCAAAAAATAAAGAGGAGAAGAAGAATGAGTGATTTCCTTCCTATAGATCTACCTTCTAAATGTAGAGTGTATGACGGGGTGGAGCCAGGCAGCATTTCTGTCCGTGCTTATCAAGGTCAGGACGAAGTACTTTTAGCCCAAATCAATCCCATTAACCTTGAGAGAAACTATTTTGAGGTTCTTAAGACAGTAATTCAAGGGATAGATCCTGGGTTGTTAACCTTGGGCGACCGCTTGTACCTTATCATTTGTGAATGTATCAATTCCTATACAGACACCATTACTGTTCAAACAGTGTGTTCTTCCTGCTTGAAACAGATTGATGTTCCTGTCAATCTAAAAGAGTTAGATACTGTGTATCTTCCAGAAGATTTTAAGCAACCATACGAAGTAATTCTTCCAGTTAGTAAGCAAAGGGTTATGCTTAGATTATTGAATGTTGCTGACGAAGTTGCAGCAGAACGATATAGCGAGGAGCATGCGGATGGGATGCTTTATAGATACGCCCGATCTATTGTGTGTGAGGAAGATATTTTGCAAGTGATGAAAAATGTTCAGAAAATGGCAGCTAAAGATTTTTTACGGTTAGTTGCTTTTCAAGATAAGTTTTATCATGGACCAGTAATGTCTTATACTTTCAATTGTCCAAAATGTGGGGCAAAGGAGGAAACAGATGTGCCCTTTCGATTTAGTTTCCTTTTTCCGGATGGCTCGACCATTGAGGAATCTTTTGGAGAGGGAATTTAATTTAGCATACTATATGCACTTTTCTGTTATGGATCAAAGAAGAACGGATTCTTTTATATTGGATTGGCACTATTCTAGATTGAACGAACAGTTGCGTAGAGAAAAGGACGGGAGTAGCAATGGCCATTAGGCAATCGTGGAAGTTCGAAAAAGATTACTTTGGTAAGAGGCATAGAAAATATTTTTTAGAGAATATTTTTGGTGCTGATACTGCCGATATGAAAACTTTTCGTGCTCTTAAGACAAAATTAGAGAGGGACTACTTGGGGTTTTTTGAGAGTCTTCAGAAGTCTTATCAGCGGGGCGAGTTCAAAAAATTGGCTAAGGACTCTGTGGGTATTGCTCAAGCTACGATTTCTATTTTAGATCATATGATTGATAGTGGTGCGATCAATGATAAAACGGTTGGTGCCGTGGTGACTAATATTGGAAATTTGAATGCTAGTAAGGATTTTTTCGTCGAAAAATCTGGAGAGGTTCAGGCTCTTAAGAATAGGATGAGTCAGATAGAATCCGAAACAGGTGTTAGTGCCGAGGCATTGAACGTATCCGAAGAAGTTGTAACTTCTGGAGCTATGAGGGAAAAGAAAAAACTGAAAGAGGGGGCTCTTCCTTTTTTGGGTAGAACTATGCCTAAAACCGCAGCTTTAGGTGGGGAGCTCCTTCAGGCTGGAGCGGCGGCACTTGGGCCGCTTTATCCTTTGGCTCAGATGGCTGGAGGGGCGGCTTCTGATCTATTTGGTTTGGGGCGGGGCATCTCTCAAAAATTGGGTGAGCGGAAAGAACGAAGATTGGGTGCTTCCTTGACTCCCATGGCTCATGCTCTTCCTCAAGCGGCAATTCAGGGGGTAGGACGAGCTCGTACTGTTGGTGCTGCTCTTCCAAAGGAAGTGGCACAGCGTAAGAAGGTGGGGAAGGACACACTTATAGAATTTTTTAATAAGGGGGCCTTCCAAGCTAAATGGACGAAGCAACTTCTTAATAGTTTGAAGAAATCGAGCAAAGGAGGGGGTCTCTTCGGTGCTTTGGGTCTGCTTGGGCTGCTTAAGGGGTTTGGTATCGCCTTACTTCCGTTGATAGGCACGGCCGGTTTGATCGCTGGTCTTGGTCTTGCTTCCGTTGGAGCTGCTGATCGGTTGATTAAACTTGGAAGTAAGTTAGCAGAGTTTGGCGAAGTAAGCGCCAATGTAAGTAGGTCCTTGGCAAAGCAGCATGAGTTGCAGGAAAAGTACAATGCTATGATAAATGCTATTATCATAGCTAAAAAAGAATCTTTTGAGGAGACAGGTAAGGAAGCCGCCGAGATAACTGCTTCTCTTAAAGATAGGATGGAGACGCGGGAGAATTTATTAAAGATCGCTCCGACTACGATAAAGGATCCTTTTATCCATACTACAACCGGTGTGGATAGGAAGGCGACCATTCTTCCGCCTCCAGGTGAGGTAACTAAAATAGAACAGGATCGAAGAGGTCGAAAGAGAGATTTATCTACGGCGCCATCTTCTCCCAGTTCTACTAGAGATGCGGAAGGGGGGGCTTCAACCGATAGGTTGTCTTCTGCAATTGATGCTTTAACTAAAAAATTAGGGAGCGGGGATCGTCCCGCAGCTAATATCAAAGAAAGTAGTTTAGGTGATCCTTTTGATTCATCTGATGTTCTACTTAATAAGTATGTTGGTGCAGATTTATCATTGAAGTAGGAGTAAAGTAATGGCAGATTCAAAGAGTTCTGCACTAGATCCGGGATCAACGCGAACGGTTAAGAATAATCTTACGGGAGCGGATAGGCTAACTGCTTCTCGAACGAAAAGAATACCTAGACGATTATCTGTGGGGTTTGCTGAGTATGGGTACCGTGACATTTCTTCAGACGGTAAAGCCATTCCAGAAGAATATCTTGTTCGCATAACTAGCTATAAGCATAATGCTACTATCATAGCTCCTTTGCAGGAAGATATTG